CATCAACTCTACCAAAAGAACCTGTTGAAGTAATAGAACTTGTTATATCACTTACTAATGTTAGTTTTCCTAATGATGATGTTGAATTGTTATTTAGGTATGAAGCACTTTCTGCAAGTATTACTTGTAAATCAGAACCACTAGCAAAACTACCAGTTTCGTCTAATGTTACATAACTAGAACTCTCTGCTAATATGACTTGTAAATCACTACCACTTGCAAATGAACCAGTTTCTTGTTCCAATACATAACTTGAACTTTCGGCTAAGATTTGGTGTAAATCAGAACCAGTTGCGAAAGGTAGTCCTGTTACATTATCTAATTCTAATGTTCCAAATGATGCAGTTGAAGTTAAAGAACCACTTACACCACCAACACTATCTATCGTTAATAGAGAACTAGTTATTTCAATTGACCCGGTAAATCTGTGTTTATCGTCCGTTGTATCACCAAATATAGTTGAACCACTTGAAAAACTTTGTGTTAAATTCGTTACTGATGAGTTTACTATGTATTGTTCTGCAACAACTGAACCTGATGTTATAATGTTTCCACTCACAAAAAGGGTATTATGTATACCCAAACTTTGAAAAGATGCCGTATCTGATTGTTGTAAATATGAACCAGTATTCGCTTGTGTTACATATGAAGAACTTTCTGCTAATATTTGATGTAAGTCTGAACCACTTGCAAAACTACCGGTTTCTGATTCTACAATATAAGAAGAACTTTCTGCAAGTATTTGATGAAAATCAGAACCTGATGCAAAACTACCGGTTTCTGACTCTACTACATAACTTGAACTTTCTGCAAGGATAGGTTGTAAATCAGAACCTGAAGCAAACGAACTTGATTCTGATTGTCTAACATAAGTATCTAAAAGACCTTGAACATCAGAACCACTACCAAATGAACCTGTTTGAGATTCTTTTACATATTGTGTTGAAGCTGATGCATAAGAACCAGTTGCGTCCATAAGTGCTTGAACACCAGAACCACTAGCAAATGGTGAGTGTGTTACGGATATTGTATCACTTTGTAATCTACTAAATGAACCAGTAGAAGTAATTGAACCACTAATGTTTTTATCAAACTCAACTGAACCGGTTACATTTAGTGAACCCGTTATATTGAACGAACCTGATAAAAATTGTCTTAACTGCTTTCTTTTTAAATCGGCCATTATGAGTCAAACTTTCCGTGTGCGATGATTTCATCATCTGATTCTAAATTATATCCAATACCACTAACATCAACTTTTAATAAAAATGATGTTCCTTTTTGTTCCACTTCTATAGCATTATGTTCCATATATTGTCCGTTCATAAAGAATATGAAATCATTTTCTGATGTTGCTGTCATACCGATTGGTGCTGAAGCTGTAACTGCTTCAAAACTTGCTGTTGATGAACCACTTATTCCTGCGGCTACTTTTACAAAATTCTTTCTTAAATAATCTGTTCCTGATGAACTTACACTTCCGGTTAATTGAGCGTTTACATAAGCTTTTGAAACTGCTGAACCTTGAGTTGTTGGATTAGCTGGTAATCCCAATACTTCTCCGTCTCCACTAAAAGTTAAGTTAGCGGCTGAACCCATTGTTGAAGTTGCTAAACTAGTGATTGTTTTGTTAGTTAATGTATCGGTTGTTGATGTTCCAACAATATTTACATTACTCCCAGCGGCATTGTCTATAGCCCATCTAGTTTCACTATGGTCAAATACTAATTGTGCATTTGTTGAACCTGCTCTACCAACTCTTAAACCCGCATCTGTTGATGATAAAGCTGTTGAACCGGTAAAATTTAAATCTATGATTGGGTCTTCTACTGCAAATCTTTCAACATTATTAAATGATGATGAACCTTGAACAATTAAATCTCCATATACTTTTACACTACCACTTGGAAATCCAGTAGTCAATACTTCTATTACGGTGTTGTCATTGGCATCTTGAATTACTGGGTCAGTTGGGTGAGCTATCTTTATTTTACCAGCTGTTAGTGTGTTGGTTTCTCCAATGTTTAAACTACCGGTTCCAAGATTATCCAAATTAAGAGTATCAAATTCTAATGTGTGTAATCCTGTTAAAGAACTTGTTGTTGCTGAACTTTGTAGTGCTAAACCACCAGTTTGTGGTGCTTGTGCTTGTGTTGTTAAATCAATTAATGTCATACTGACGCCTCTCTTTGAAAACTAATTTGTATAGAAGATTCACTTCCGTCTCCTGTTGTAGTTGGTGGTAAAAAATCAGTAGGGTCTAATATTGAACCACTTTTTAACTCCATACCAAAATTATCAAATGTTAATTTATGAACTCTAAATTTTGTTTGTGTAGTATCTATGAAAAAATCTGCTGATGCTGACTGAGTTTGGTCAACATTAGACAATTGTTCTATACCATTAATAAATATTCGTAATGACCCATTTCTAATACGATAATTGTCAGCTATTGTTGGTGTAAATTCATTATATTTAGTTGTTGAATTACTTATATCTGAAAATGTAAAATGTTGTCTTTGTTGATAATATCTTTCATTTGCACTTGATAGATGAATTAAGTCTGTGTCCACGGTTGGAATACCATTTTTATTATCAAAAGAATAACCTAGTGTTACACTTCCGGTATCATTGAACATAACTCTATCACCTGAAAAAGATGATTCACTTACTGGAAATGTAAATTGTCTTGTTCTTCCTTTTAAACCTACTCTTTTATCTATTTCTCTTTGTGTCATTATGTTATCTCACTTTGAAATATAATTGTTACAAAATCTGTATTTTTTATCGTAAATCCTGTATTATCTGATTGTCTTTTTCTAATCACTACTTCTTTTAAAGAACTTGAAACAAAGTAATCAAATCCACTTGTAAATCCTATTTGATTATCTGCTGATGTTAATTCTAATCCGTTTAATTTTACTTGAACTGATTGGCTCATTATTCTTCTATTAGTTTCTAAAGTTGGTTGATAAATTTGTCCTTGACTTGCAGACAAAGATGATGATTGACTACCACTTACCCTAAATGATTTTAAATTATAAGTTGAATTTGCATTAGAAACCGATATTAATGCTTTGTCGTCTCTTGAAGAAGTTGGTTCACCACCACCTCTCATTACATAAAAAGTTCTACCACCAAAAGTATTTGTAAATTCTAAATCTTGTGCTTGATTACCAGTCCCACTTGATACACCTCTAATAAAATCTGTTGCACTTCCTAACCCACTTGGTAATGATGATTGTTTTGATGAAAAAATAGTTACACTTTGTGCTCTACTATCAGGTGAAAATACTGATGATATTGATAAACCACTTTCATCATTTACAACAACTTGTTTTGGTGTAAAAAATCTTTGTGTGTTCATAAACTCATTAAACGCTTCAGGAATTAAATATCCTTTAAAACTCATATTAAAGTTTGTTTTGATAATTCTTTCATTATCACCCATTTCTGTTGCATCTTCAAATGAATCTATTGATGATAAAAATTTAAATTTATTTGGTTCACCCCAATATGCACCTTCTGAAAAATTAATTCTTTCTATAATTTTATTCATTTCTTCAATATAAGGTGTCCAAACTATTGCTTCATAATTTAAGTTCATATAATCAGGAACAGCAGTGGTATAGTATTCTTTTGAATTTAATAATCCTTGAACTACTGAAAATCTATCATATCGTTGATTTTGTGAATATTTTTTCTCAAATGTATAAAATTGTTTTGGGTCATTGGCGTCTAATTTATCTATTGGCATAGTTTCGTTTGCTTCCATTGAAACTCTACGAAATACAATCAATGGTGTGATTAAAGAACCCTTAACATCACGAACATAACCCTGTTTTTGTATTGAGTTCCATCTTTCTGCGTTAGCGTAGTAAACAGGAACTTTAACTTCTTGTCCGTTGATTGTTGTTGTTGGTTTGATAACTTCGTTAAAATAATACATTATAGCCGCATCAACATCCATTAAACCAATAGAAATGTTTTTTACATTATCTTTTCTTTGGTTTGTTTCAGAACCTCTACCTCGTTGTAGTCCTCTATTGAGTTCTCTACCTTCAAGTCTTCTTTGTGTTCTTGGTAATGGTTTTGTTCTGTCGGCCATTATTCAACTCCTAATTCCAATCCAATTCTTTTTGAATATTCTTTCTGTGTATTAACAATACTATTAAATGATTCTGGTAATAAGTATCCTTTCATACTTAAATCAAATGTTGTTTTGATAATTCTTTCTCCTTCAAATTCTGAAGCATCTGTAAATGATGATATACCAGCTTTAAATTTAAATTTATCAGGTTCTCCCCAATAAGAATTTTTTGACCAACTTATTTTTTCTATAATTTTATTCATTTGGTCTATGTATGGTGTAAATACAATACAATTATAATTTATAGTAACATAACTTGGAATAGTTACATTGTAAACTTCTTCTAATGGTTCATCATTTTCAAATAATGTTGAAGTTTGTGTAAATCTGTTTTCTTTAGAAAATTTCTTTTTAAATGTATAATTAGAACCTTCTGTTGCTGGTTGTAAAGAAGGTGTTAAGAAAGCATTGTTTGATTCTCTTGATACTGATGTTCTTTTGAAAATTAAAAGTGGTGTAATAAACTGACCTTTAACATCTCGTAAATATCCAAGTTTTTGAATTGA